CTGGTCGAAATGATCCTTCATCTTGAGACGATAATGATGAATCAATTCGGGATCCACATCATCAATAGAGTTTTGACGATTCTTGGTGTCTTGGCGTCGCAGTTCTGGAATGGGGATCGTCTCCGAGAGTAGGGAACTATCAGCATAACGTTGCGAAAATTCTTGATATGTAAATGAGCGGTGACGCAGTATTTGAGCTGCCAAACCTCTGGTTGTCTCAATTTCCAGAGTCATGAATGCCTGCTCGAAAATGCTCCAATGCTTGTGTTTGATACAATAACGAAGAAGTCCAGCAAAATTCTCATTGTTTTGATTTGCTGGATTAGATACCCTCGCACAATAAGCACAATGTTCTTCTGCGTTGGGAGTATATGAAATCAATTTAACGTTCATTTGCTTTCCTTTCTATAGTTTCCATAATCAGTGTAGTAATTCTTGTAAAATGAGATAACTCCAGCACTGATCATATTTCCTTGAGATACCCAATCGTGCGCACATTCATAAATTGATTGATTAGAGTATTTTGGAGATCCATCCACATTTAACTCTGTTCCAAACTTTTGAAGAAGAATCCCAAGAACCTCTTCACGAAGTTTCATTTTATGATCCGAGTATCTCCAATCAATCCGCGTAGCCATCGTCATCGTCCCAAATTTCCTCGTAGTCTGTGATTGGTGTTTGATACTCTGATTTGTATGCTTCAACATCTGAATAAACCTCAGATTCTAGAGCATCAACGAGAAGTCTGAGATTTCTTACAATAAGTTTTAATTTGTCTCTTTCCATAAAAAAAGGGAGGATCTCTCCTCCCATTATAATACCGATTTACCTTTATAACAAGTTTGAAAAAAGTAATAGGGTTAAAAAATTACCCAGATTTTTTTTCCAACATTTTTTGAAACTAAAAGCGAATTTCGTTTCACTTGTTATAAGTGTGTCCTCGGTAACAGAATGTGCCGTGAGTCTCAGATGGTTCGTGACTACAGAGTTCATAATCGATACCGCGATAAGAGGTAGCGTGAATCTGTGCGTCGTGTAATGCAGATGCTTTTTTGATCTGATTACGAATCAAATTGAGTGTGTTCATGAGTTTACTCCTGAAATACTAGGGTGAATTAACTCCCGTTCCTTCAGTCGTTTGCGTCTACACTATCAAAACAGCTAGGTTCAGTGTGTGATTTCCACTTATCAATGATTTTAGTTTTTTCACTCTCAGTAAAAATTTCACTTTCTAGAATACCATTTCGCAACCACACATAATCCTCACAAGAAAAATAATATTCCTGTGAAACATGTAGTGCGAGAATAGTTAGTAATGATAGCATAGATGAACGATCCGTTCCGCGACTTACTTGCGACCCACCGAAGTGGGTTGAACGTAGGTGTATTATAACACCAGTTGCTCTATTTAGAAACCAGCATCTTTGGCTTCATCAATCATTTTAGACACAAAAGTTTCTGTTCCATCCAAAGTCTTAATTGTAAAGAGATTGGACTTTTGATACCTTTTTACCTTCTTATACTCCTTTAAGAGTCGATCAACCTGATCCTGTGGAAGTTCAAATTCCACATCAAAATTACTCTTATCAAATCCTTTACTCATTGTCCAAACCATCAAAGATTTTAGGATTGACTCGACCTTCTGTTTGTGTGATTGAAATCAATCCAGTCCTATATTTGTCCCAATATTCATCGAAAACATCTACTTTTTTGTTGGATGAGACAACATCATATTTTGTTTCACCATCCACAACATAAGTCACAAGAAAAGAGTTGTAGGGTAGTTTTCGGTTATCAGCAAAAGACGGGTCACAATCATCTTTAAGATGAATTGTTGCCATCAGGAACGGCCTCCCCATTGAATGTCTGGATAAGCCTGTTCTACAACACTTCTAGAGAGTTTATACTTGGCTTCCAGTTTCTTGTCTTTAACGAGACAAAGAATGTCGGCTTCTTGAGGATGAAGACCCTCCAACATTTGGATAAACATGGACTCTCTACGGGTCTTGGAGAGACCATCGTTCCCACCCTTCACAAAGTGATAGAGGTTCTTCCACTCTTTCCTCAGAGAGGTGTGATCGGTTCCCACAGGAACCTCATTCCTGTTGAAAGGAACTTCACCATCTGGAAGCATGGAGATGATTGAATCATCAAAGTTCCAAATCAAGATAGAAGTAAGAGCTTCAGTTCTGTATTCCTGAAGTACCTTTACCTTTGCAGCATTAGTTCTTTGTTTGGAAATATGTTCCAGAATCTCAGAAACAAAGGGGTTTGGTGGAAGTGTCTTTTTTGTTGTAGCCATAGTGTTTGTCAATCTCGTTTCAGTTTACCACATTTATTAAGTGTTATCAATCGTCTTCCATTTCAAAGTCATCAAAATTATTTTCAAATCTTACCGCCAGAACTTCATCTGGTATGATTTGTCCATTTTCATCAAACATTTCGGGATGTGTGGGGATAAACTTTGCATCCCTTTGAACCACATATTCTTTTGCAACCCATCCTGCAACTGCTCCCACAAATAAGAACATTACACAAAATAAGACTGCAAATGTAAGAGTTACTGCTAACATCTTTTTGTTCTCCTAACTTTTTGTACATCAAGACTGATGTCGAAGTTAAGATGGAACTCTCTACGGAAGAGAGTGACCATCTTTCCAAACCTCAATTGAAAGGTTTTAGGTGGTTCTTCTCTTCTCCTTTTTGACCTAAGAATTAACTCAATTCCTCGATTCTGTTCTGAGGATTGATTAACAATATTATTTAGTGGCCCTCTTACGTCTTCCAGGTTTTCTTTCCTGTTCGTATCTCCACGCATCTTGAATAATTCCTTCCAAATAAGTTTTTATCTTTCTTGCTTCGGGTTTTCCAAGATGCCCATATCCTTCACGAAGTTGTTGATGCATGTTATCAGAACCACCCTCAAGGTAATCCTCCAAATCGTAGATAAGAAGGTTTATATTCTTTACAGTTTCACTATCAATGAAAGATTGAACATCCCTCTTAGTGAGTTTGTTATCTTTCAGATATTGATACATGTTTAGGTGATACTTTTTTTGAAAAGCAAAATCGATAGTTTGTTCAACAACATCGATTAGGTCCCAATACTGTTCCATCAGACAATACTTTGTTCTTTCAGATATTTAATAGTATCTACACATCCACCAATCAATTTATCACCAATAACAACTTGTGGGAATGTAGATTTAGAGCCAAATTCAGAAGTAAATTCTTCACGAGTGAAATCCCTATCCAACTTGTAGACTACATGCTTAAGTTCAGCCAGTTCTAAAACTTTTTGAATTTTAACGCAATGGGGACAACCGTCCTTCGAATAAACTGTAAATGTCATTGGTTACTCTTATGATTTTTTAATCTTTGCCACTTATTTCTCATGGCTTGAAGACGCCAAGCAGAAGACATGCTGTCTGGTCCATTTTTAAGGAGATAAATCTCCCTATCTGAGAGACCAGCTCCCATCATCTGCAGATACTCTTCTCTCCAACTAGTGTCAATCATGATTTTTATTTATAATTTACCTCCAACAGTTCCAGAGTGAGTTACATCACTTTCTGGCCAACCTTCCTGAATACCCTTTAGATAAAAATGAGTCATTTGAATGCAAGATTCTTCAGTTAGACCAGACACAAGTGGATTGTCTTCTTTGTCATAAGTTTGCCAAAGAAATCTCTCCTTCCTGATGAAGAATGTGTCGTCAATCAGTTTCTTTTCCTGTGTACTCATGTGCTTGTTTCAAATCTGGATTAGGTTGTGAGGGGACCACAGGGTTCCTTGTCACATTTTCAATAACAATGAACGCATCATTCTGATAACTCACCGTACCAAATGGTTTTGCCCACTTTGGATTGGCACCTTCAGTTTGGTGGATACCACTGTTAGATACTCCACCAATTTTAACACGAATTTCATCATTCTGATCCCATCCCAACTTTTCAAGGGCAATTGAGAGTTGCCCTAACCAAGCAGATGACATAACATTTTCCTCAGGTTCTAGATTTCCAATCATTTTTCCAAATTATACCGAATGTGATCGGCCTGTTCAGGTCCAAACACTTGCAGTTTACGACGTTTCTCTGTGGTGTTAGAGATAATCATTGCTGCAGAAGTAATTGGAGGAGCAAGACTCAAAGTAATTCCAGCATCAACAAAAGCAAGAGGGACAGTGACAGCAGCAATACCAGTTGCAATCCAAGTCGGTTTCCAGTGATTGGTTTTTGCTGAGTAGTAGATAGATGATATTGGAGCAACAAAAAGATGACCAATAACTACTGCCCAACAACGCACTGCGGCTTGTTTTGCTTCACTTATTTCTTTTTTCTGTTTCAGGTATTCACGATAATCCATAGATTAGTAGGTAATGGTGCTTGATTGACTATGAGAGTATTATACAATAAAAAATCACCCCTGTGAAGAGGTGATGTGACAGTTTGGGAAGTGGTTTAGTTGTTTTCTTAATAAATTGTTTTTATTAAGAATCCCAATAAAGTTTAGAGTGCGTTGCCCCTAGGTAATACTTCCTCTGGAAATACAAAATTCTCATGTGGTTGGTCAACAGGTGCCATCCATGCACGTAAACCTTCATTCAAAAGAATGTTCTTCGTGTAGAATGTCTCAAACTCAGGATCCTCTGCAGCTCGTATCTCTTGAGATACAAAATCATAGGCACGAAGATTAAGGGCAAGACCAATAATGCCAATGGATGAAGTCCAGAGCCCCATAACAGGGACAAACAACATAAAGAAGTGAAGCCACCTTTTGTTGCTAAAGGCGATGCCAAAAATCTGCGACCAAAAGCGGTTTGCTGTAACCATTGAATAAGTTTCTTCTTCTTGAGTAGGATCAAACGCTTTGAATGTATTTGATTGTTCACCGTCTTCAAACAAAGTATTCTCTACTGTAGCACCATGAATGGCACAAAGCAATGCTCCACCCAGAATACCTGCAACACCCATCATGTGGAAGGGGTTGAGTGTCCAGTTATGGAAACCTTGGAGGAACAAGAGGAAACGGAAGATTGCTGCCACACCAAACGAGGGGGCAAAGAACCAACTAGATTGCCCGAGAGGGTACATGAGGAAAACGCTGACAAAGACAGCAATCGGACCAGAGAAAGCAATCGCATTGTATGGTCTAATACCTACAAGTCTGGCAATTTCAAATTGCCTAAGCATAAAACCTATGAGAGCAAAGGCTCCGTGGAGCGCCACAAAAGGCCAGAGTCCCCCAAGTTGGACCCAGCGGACGAAATCTCCCTGAGCTTCAGGACCCCATAAGAGTAAGAGGCTATGTCCGAGAGCATCAGCAGGAGTAGAAACAGCAGCAGTGAGAAAGTTAGCACCCTCAAGGTATGAA